AAAGACAGGTATTCAAACATTAACAGGAAATCAAGTTCAGAACTTATACATGCAAATGATGTCTAGAATCCCTATGATTATGCAAGTGGAGGCTAGGAACAAAAAGAAGTTAGAGGACTTGGCAGTTAAAGCGTCTTTGGATGAAACTGAGGTACCTGAAGGATGGGTTGAAATCGATGCTCAATTAGGTAGTCCTATTGATGTTTCAAATTTCAGATATGAACCTGATCAGGAGGAAGAAGATGAAGAGGAACAAGAAGAAAAACAATCTTTAGATATACCGTCTTTCGATGTTGAGGATTTAACTGACGAAGAGGAATTAGAATTAGAGAAACATAAGAGAAATATAATCAATGCTATAATTCAAGGAGCAGCAAAAAAAGGACATTATATTTTCCAAAAACCATCAATCAAGAGAGAACTTGACAAAATAAATCCTGAATTATTTGGACTTTATTTGGCAATTATGGCGGTGAATGATTACATGTATTTCACTCAAGAACAAATGATTGAAATGATGAGTCAAACAGGTCAAGGTGTTGCAGGAAAAGTAGAATTAGACCCAGGTGGTGACGATGAGGAAGAAGAAGGTGGAGATGAAGGTGAATCTGAAATCGACACTGTAATCAAAGCACAAGGGATGATTTTTCCAATTTTATGTCATGAAATAATCAAAGGTATTGAAGAATCAAAAGCAAGACACGGATTACCGAAGGAACCCGGAATGCGTCAAAAGGTACAAAGCCAAGTAGATTTGTTATCAAACGAGCCTATGCAACTAAGAATTGGGCCTGAGATTGTTGAAAAAATTAGATTCGCATTACCTGATCCAATGTTTGAAGATGAAAACAAAGGATTAATAAATTGGTTCCATATCTTGTTATACCAAATACCAGCTCAAGAATTTTTGGAAATCGTAGGAAATGCCATCTCTGAAGATGCGTCTAAAGTAAAGAAAGCAACTGCAAGATTTGAAGAAATCATGAAAGAGGCTCAAAATATGAAAGACGAATTTGAGGACTATAAAGAAGAGGAAGGTATTGATTCTGAAGATGAAGATGACGGACTTGATGATTTCTTCGGTAGTATGGGTATATCAAGACCCAAATAAGTCTTTGTGACTAGAGAACAATTAATTATTGAAGTTACGAAGTGTATGAAAAACACTCCGTACGCGATGAAAACATATCTCCAAACCTTTGATAATACGGTTAAGAAATATGTGCCTTTGGATTTATTTCCTGACCAGCTTACATTGGTTGAGGATTACGACAACTATAATGAAAACATTGCCCTGAAATATAGACAGGCGGGTGTTTCCACAGTTACCGCAGCTTGGGCGTCAAAAAGATTGGCATTTGCAAAAAAGAATAATCCTGAAAAGGTTCTAATCATCGCAAACAAACTTGATACTGCGGTCGAATTTGCAAATAAAGTGAGATCATTTACCGAACAATGGCCACAATGGGTTGGTGTTGGGTTTTCTCCTGACAAAAACGCCGCACGTCATTTCAAACTTACAAATGGTTGTGAAGTCAAAGCAGTTGCGACTTCAAAGGATGCCTTACGTGGATATACTCCAACAATATTAATTTTTGATGAAGCCGCTTACATTGAGGCAGATGATGACTTTTGGGCTGCCTGTATGGCCTCACTATCTACGGGTGGTAAGGTTATTGTAATTTCTACGCCTAATGGATATGATCCAATCTATTATGAGATTTACGACCAAGCTCTAAAACAAATGAATACATTCAAAATCACTGAAATGTTTTGGTACAAAGATCCAAGATATAATAGGGATTTACAAATGATCAAAACAGAAGATTTGATTGAATATTTGTTGAACAGAGAAAATTTCCCCAACACAGAAATTGTAGATTTATCTGTAGAAGATGCCTATGAAAGGGACTATGATCTTGTGAGTAATTACTTATCTAAAGGATTTAAACCTTACTCATCTTGGTTCGAGAGTATGGTGAAAAAACTTAAGTATGACAAGAGAAAAGTTGCACAGGAATTAGAATGTAACTTCTTGGGTTCAGGTGATAACGTATTCGACGCCAACCAACTAATGAGGATTAAAGAGAACGATATCAGAGAACCTGATGGTAAGATGATGGGGGGTAGTTTATGGATATGGAAAGAACCTGTTATGTCACACAAATACATTATGGGTATTGACGTATCTAGAGGTGATTCTGAGGACTTTTCCTGTATTGTGATAATAGACTTCGACGATAGAGAGCAAGTGTTTGAATACGTCGGAAAACTACCACCAGACACATTGGCAGAGATAGCCTATAAGTGGGGCAACATGTATAACGCATTTGCGGTTACGGATTTGACAGGTGGTATGGGAGTTGCAACTGCAAGAAAATTACAAGAGTTAGGATATAGAAATCTATACATTGAGGGTGTTACGGACAAAAACAAATATAAGTGGGACCCTAAGAGAGACGAAAAAATACCTGGAATTAACTTTAACAACAAACGTGTACAAATTATTGCAGCATTTGAAGAAGCGTTAAGACACGACTTCAAAATCAGATCATCGAGATTATTGAATGAGATGGGTAAATTCATATACGTTCATGGAAGACCTGATCATCAAAAAGGACATCATGATGATTTGATTATGGCAATATCTATGGCGATTTATGTTGGAGATACATCTTTCCAAAGTTTGACCAAAGTTATTAATCAAACAAAAGTCATGATTGATTCTTGGAAAACTACAGTAACTGAAAATAGAATGAGGTCAGATTTTTTTAACCCAATGATTCCAGTTGCTGGAAGAGATAGTGGAAGATATCCAAATGAGGTTACTAAAGGTGATTATGAGAAGTACGCCTGGTTATTTAGGCCCAAATAACTATTTATATTATCTACGTAATAAGTAAAATTGTATCATGAGTGAAAAGAACCTAACGGTCTGGCAGAGATTATCCCAAGCTTTTGGTCCTAATGCTCTTTTGAATCAAGATTATCCAACATTTCATTTTGATAAGAAAGAGTTATTAAGAACACAGGACAAAGGGGAATATGAGCGTGAAAAATTACAGGCTCAACAAACATTTTATCTGTCCAATCAGTGGGCAAAAGTTGAGAATAACCTATATTCACAAGCAGTATATTATGAGCCAACAAGATTGGCTTCAGTATATGATTATGAATCAATGGAGTATACTCCTGAAATTTCTGCAGCTTTGGACATTTATGCTGAGGAATCTACAACAACGAATGAAGACGGATTTATTTTACAAATCTATTCTGAATCTAAGAGAATTAAGGGAGTACTAGCAGATTTATTTAACGACAAACTTGATATCAATACAAACTTACCTATGTGGACAAGAAATACTTGTAAGTATGGTGATAATTTTGTGTATTTGAAATTGGACCCTGAAAAGGGAGTTGTTGGTGTTCAACAACTACCAAATATTGAAGTTGAAAGAGTTGAGGCAGGTATGCATGAAAAAAGAGCTCAATCAATAGAGGATCCTACCGCCCAAAGAGCATTACATTTCAAGTGGAAGAACAAGAACATGGAATTCCAATCATGGGAAATTGCTCACTTTAGATTGTTAGGTGATGATAGAAAACTTCCGTATGGTACTTCTATGTTAGAAAAGGCAAGAAGAATTTGGAAACAACTTTTACTATCAGAAGATGCGATGTTGATTTATCGTACATCGAGAGCACCTGAAAGAAGAATATTCAAAGTTTTTGTTGGTAATATGAATGATGAAGATGTTGAAGCATACGTACAACGTGTTGCCAACAAATTCAAAAGAGATCAAGTTGTGGATCAAAAGACAGGTAACGTTGACATGAGATTTAATCAGATGGCAGTTGACCAAGATTATTTCGTTCCTGTTAGAGACCCTGCAGCACCATCTCCAATCGATACATTACCAGGTGCACAGAACTTAGCGGAGATTGCTGACATTGAATATATTCAGAAAAAACTTTTAACTGCACTTCGTGTACCTAAAGCGTTTTTAGGTTTTGAAGATGTTGTTGGAGACGGAAAGAATTTATCACTTCAAGATATTCGTTTCGCAAGAACTATTAATAGAATTCAAAAGAGTATGTTGCAAGAACTTAATAAAATTGCAATCATACACCTTTTCTTAAATGGTTTTGAAGAAGAAATTGGAAACTTTACATTAGGACTTACAAATCCTTCAACACAAGCAGATCTTCTTAAGATTGATGTTTGGAAGGAAAAGATATTGTTATACAAAGATGCAGTTTCGGATCCAGGAAACGGAATTCAACCTGTTTCATCTACATGGGCTAAGAAACACATTCTTGGATTCTCAGATGAAGAAATCAAACTTGATTTACAACAACAAAGAATCGAAAAGGCTGTTGGTGAAGAACTTAAAAATACACCTGCAGTTATTCAAAAAACAGGAATATTCGATAACATCGATAAATTATATGGATCTACAACAGGATCCACATCAACAGCTTCAAGCGAAACTGAAATACCAGAACCAGGAGGTGGTGGTGGAGCGTTAGGTTCATTACCGACAGAACCTGAAGCAGCACCTGAGGCACCTACAGGAGGAGAAGAGGCACCAGCAGGTGGTGAACCAACAGTACCTGAATCAAGATTTGATAACATGAATATTCTTGTTGAGAACGATATGATTAGAGGTAAAATGGTTTTAGATTTAAGTCAAGGACAACAATTTTTGGGAGAAATTGAAAAAGAGTTAGACAACTTATTAAACTCATAATATTTATAAACAAAAATGCAGTCCATGACATTCGGAGAAGTAAAATCCATAATAGAAGAGAGCTTAATTGAGTCGTACAAAGATCCCAAAGGCTTCAAGAAAGTGATGAATGAATTTCATCAAAACGTATTGACAAATAAATCAATTTCAAGACTTTATGCTCTTTATGATGATCTTACTTCCGAAAAAGGATTGAGTGAGTTAGACGCCAAAGAATATTTGGAGGAGGGAATCTCTCTTATTCAAAACATTATCAGTACATCCAAGTTACCAAGGTTCACTTCGAAAAGTGTTCCGAACAAATATGAAAATTTAGATACAATTGTTTATTCTAAAAATTTAAATATTTCAGAAAGAGTTCAGGCTAAAAAAAATATCATCGAGAATTTGATGAGAGAACCCAAAAAAATACAAGAGTCTATTAATATACCGATTAAGTCTATGGTTAATGTTGCAAACCAAACTTTAGAAAATTATATCGAGACAATGGACGAGTCTGCTAAAAAAGATTTTTTAAAGATTGTGAAAGGAAACCAAACACAATTAGAAGAAGAATTCTCTACAATTAAAGAAAGTGCTATAAAAAAATTAGAAAATATATTAGAGGCAGAAAACGAATTCGAGATTAAAACTAAAATCTCTGAAACAATTGATCGACTTAGAATCGAAGAATTTAATCAAATGAACTTTATTAGATTAAGTTCACTTGAAAAATCAATTTAATCCTTGCTTTAGTCTTTGAGAATATATTGCCTTTAATTTCTGTGTTCTTTTTTGAACAGAAGGTTTAACAAATTCTTTTCTCTCGAAAAGAATTTTTTGTTGCTTTGTTTTGATAACTTTGGACTTCAAAGTCTTTAATGCCTTCTCAATGTTATCATTTCTACCTATTTCGATTATAATCATAATATTACATATATTTTCTTGTTCCTATTTTTTTTGACTAATGAGAATTTTTTTTCTATTTTTATAAAAATAAATAAACATTTTGTACATGAAAAAGAATGAAAAAAGGAAAAACTTCTAAAATTAATAATTTTGAATCGTTAAAAGTAAATTATGGAACGGTGGATTCAAAAAATTTAAAATCAATTTACATAAACATACAATCTTGGGTTAACCCAAAAATTATATCAGACAATTGGAATCGTATCGTATGTAATTTAAGTAGAGAAATAAAACATACAGTTTACAATCAAATCGATAGAGACTTATATGAAGAAAAAACAATTGTCGATTTGGATCTCAGAACAAGTGGAATCGTATTCGGAAAAAAATCATTTCTCAATCTCGAAATTAACCTTTACACATTATCAGAGTTAGATTTCAAATCAACAAAAGTCCGAGATTCAATAAAAAAATTAGTTTACAAAATAAATTACGAAAATTTTCAAAACAATAAATTCTTTGATTTTACATTAACCAAAAACGGTAATTTAGTAAAATAGTATCTCAAAGTATATTTATAGTAAAATCTTTAATGAAACAATTGAGAATACTTGGTCCCCACGAAATAGGTAAGGGAATTTTAATTGAAGACGATGCGGGGTATCTTTCTCCTCATGATAAGTTAAATGAAGCTTTCCTTAAGGAAAATAATTCAATGGATCATAAGAAACCATTTGAATTTTACGCTGTATTACAGAAGTATAACACTCCAAATAGAAACGGTAGATTCTACCCTGAACAAATTCTGAAAAGAGAAGCGGACAGATACAAAAAAATAATTGAAAAAGGACTATCAACTTCTGAGTTGAACCATCCTGAATCATCACTAATTGATTTGGATCGTGTCTCCCATTTAATCACTGATATATGGTGGGAAGGGAATGTTTTGATGGGTAAATTGAAATTATTGACATCACCAGGTTTCCACGAAAGCGGTATTGTGTCAACTAAAGGGGACATTGCTGCGAACTTGATGAGACAAGGTGTTACTATGGGAGTATCATCAAGAGGTGTGGGATCATTAAAAAAGGTTGGGGAAAGAAACGAGGTTCAAGATGACTTCGAACTAATTTGTTTCGATTTAGTATCATCTCCATCAACACCAGGTGCTTATCTTTTCCCAAATGCGGATGATAGAATGAAATACGAAGAAAATCTTGAAGAAGAAAAAAGAATAGAAATAGAACCTAGCTCGAATAAGTCGCTTGATTTAATGAAAAAATTGACCGATTATTTAGGTAGATAAATTCAAACTATGGACGAAAAATTTTTTGTAGCAAAAATTACTTACGATTTACCTGATGAAAACTCTGGTAAAATCAAAAAAATCAGAGAGGAAAAACTTGTTAAAGGGTATTCAGTAACCGACGTTGAAGCAAAGGTTACCAAAAAATACGAAGGTTTCTCACATGATTGGAGAATCACCTCCGTATCTGAAAGTAAGATTGATGAAGTAATTGAATAAAGTGGTCTTTGACCACTTTTTTTATTTAGATGATATTTATAAACAAAAAGTACAATGAATATTATCTTATCTTACCCTGACGGTAATAAAATATTACAAGACTCTACAATTGAAGATGGAGTCGCAGCTGCAACGGCTTTATCCCTTACACAATATAACGTTATTCCATGGACTTCTACACCAATTTATGTTAATGATGCTAGTGGGAGTGGGTTTGTTGTATCGATTAATGAAAGTTCTACGGTATCAAGAATATTAGTCTTTGATACAACAGCTGCTAACGTGTTGTCGTGGGTTTCTACAAATTTCCCAACCGCGACAGTAACAACTATGGGAAAAAATAACTTTACATTATACTCAGCCTAAATTTTTTTGATTTGGGCACTATTTATTAGTTAAAATAATAACAATTTATTATGCAAAAAAATAAATCAATTGTTGAAGAGGCACTTATTCAAATGAAAAACGTTGAAGAAGCTATCGCCGAAAATGCAAAAGGAATACTTCGTTCTACAATGAAAGAAGAAATCGGACAATTAGTAAAGGAATCTCTATCTGAACAAGAAGAAGAAGACGAGATTGAAATGGACTCAGAAGTAGATACTGAAATGGATGACGAATCAGATGATGAGGAGTTAGACATGGATGTTGATAATGATGAAATCGAAATGGATTTAGATATGGATTCTGAAGGACCAATTGATTTAACAGGAGCATCTGACGAGGAGATTTTAAAGATCTTCAAGGCTATGGGTGAAGAAGATGGAATTATCGTTAAGAAAGACGGTGATGACATTCATATCACTGATAACAATCAAGATGCTGAATACCTTGTTAAATTAGGTGAGTCAGAAGAAATGGAAGAATCTATGTACGATGAAATCGACGAAAATTTAGACGAAGAAGGTATGGACATGAATACTGAATTTGATTCTGAGGATCAGTCTTCTGATTATGACGTGGATGCTATCGTTGACCAACTTTTCGACGGAGATCATCATCTTGAAGAAGATGAAGATATGGACGATGAAGAAATGGACGAAGTAGTTTACGAAATAGAGATGGACGATGAAGAATTGGACGAACAATCTATGGACGCTGAATTAGACGTTGAAATGGAATCTGAGATGGATGAAGAATCTATCTATGAGCAAGACGACGAAGATGAAGAGGACGAAGATGAAGAAATGGACGAATCTTACGACCACGAAAAAGTCGGAGTAAAAGAGGCAAAAATGTCAGTTAAACCTAAGGGTGTTGGCATGGGTAAGCCTGATTTCAAATTTGACGGAGAGACTGAATACAAGTCACCTAAGAAAATGAAACAAGGAACAAAAGGCGTTGGTATGGGTAAACCTAAGTTCGAATATAAGAAAGGTGAAAACATGGAAGGTAAATTGAAACCAGCAAAAAAGAAAGTGGAGGCTAAAGAAGCATCACGTACTTATGGTTTCGGTTCTAAAGACAAGTCAAGAGGTCTTAGAAAAGGAATTACTCCTAATAGAAACCTGACTTTTGAAGCATTGGAAGTTGAAGTTAAGCAATTAAGAGAAAAGAATGATGAGTACAGAAAAGCACTTAACATTTTCAGATCTAAACTTAACGAGGTTGCAATCTTCAATTCAAACTTAGCATACGCTACAAGATTATTTACTGAACACGCAACAACTAAGAAAGAAAAAATTAACATTCTTAGAAGATTTGATAGTGTTGAGTCATTAAAAGAATCTAAAAACCTATACAAATCTCTTAAAGATGAGTTAGGTCACACTGAGACAGCACCTACTAAATCAATCAACGAATCAGTTGGTAAAATTGAGAAGGTAGTTTCAACTGGATCATCAACTAATCTAATTGAGAATAAAACTTATGAAGCACCGCAATTCTTAAGAATTAAGGACTTGATGAGTAAAATTGGATAAACAATAAAACAAAAAAAATACTAAAAATGGGAGCATTATTAGAATCAGGTCTTGTTGGTAACATCGGTCTTAAGCACCTTAAAGTTATCAAAGAAGACACAATCAACAAATGGGACAAATTAGGCTTTTT